ATCCATACACAGGAAATAAAATTGTACAAGAAAGTGGTACAGGTTCTGGTGATGTTACAGATATTCGTATTATTTCTAGTGGAAACAATTATCAATCTTTACCAGTTGCGGAAATAAGCGATATTAATGGATCAAGTGCAATAATATATGCTTATGGTACTGAAATAGGTAGAATTAGTGGATTAAAAATTATTGAGTCAGGTGAGGGATATGAAGCTTCACCTTCTCCACCATCTTTAATTTTACCAAGTTATTTGATAGTATCTAATGTATCAGGTTCTTTTATTATAGGTGAAGATATTACTGGAGTAGATTCTTCTTCAACATCTATTACTGCTACAGTTGTATCTTATTCATCAGATACAGGTATATTAAAAGTTTCAAGTCCAACAGGACAGTTTGCTGAAAAAACAACTATCACTTCAGATGGTGGTACTACAGCAATTGTTGAAAAAAATGATTTAGGTGTAGCGTCAACTACAATCGGAGCAATAGTTGATACATCAGGAACTTACATAAACCAAGATGGTCACGTTTCAGAAACATCAATGAGAATACAAGATAGTTTATACTACCAAGATTTCTCTTATGTTATCAAAGTTGGTCGTACAATAAATGACTGGCGAGATAGTTTCAAAAAAACTATGCACACTTCTGGTTTCTATTTTACAGGTCAAGTAAATATAGAAACTTCTGTAGATGCTCAAATTCAAAGTATAACAGGTGTAAACAGTGGTAAGGTTTATGAACAAATTGCTTTAATTGTAAGTACATTATTCTCAACAATTTTTGGAAGAAGATTAGGAACAGTTGATGATGGTACAACTTTAAGAACAAATCCAGAATTAGGTGTTGATCCAGACTTTGACGATTCTACAAGTGAACACTTTACACCAAATACGAGAGATTTAACTTTAAATAGATCAATGACTTTAAAAATTCCATCATTTCCAAAAATCAATGTTAGAGGTACTGATTTAAATTTTGGTTATGCTTGGGCAGGTCCTAGAATGAAATCACTATCTTTAAATAGTAGAGATCAAGCATTTACAAGTATGTTTGGGGGAGGTCACCCTGACGTACAAACAGGTGCCGCTGGAGGAGCAACTGATAATAGAACATATGTACAACCTATGAAATTAGAGAATTGGGGAAATCATAGATTAACTTTATTAAATAATACTAATTTAGATGGAGAAGTAGTACAAATTAGAGATTTAGCAAATGATGACTTAAAAACTTACATTGCTTATCCTACTAGTATTACAGTATCTACTCCTGCATTTTCTTTTGATGAAACAACAACATCATTTGATACATCATCTAAAACTTTTGATAAAGTAAGTCCTTAATATGTGTATAAATATAAGAAAATAAGGTAAAAAATGGCAAAACAAACAATTAATATCGGAACAGTCGCAGATGATGGAACAGGCTCTACTATAAGAGTTGGTGGAGATATTATCAATGACAATTTTAATGAATTATATACAAAGTTAGGTGATGGTACTAATTTAACTGCTGCTGATTTTGTAACAGATACAGGAACATTTACTTTAGAAAGTAAAACTATTGATTTAACATCTAATACATTAGTGGGAACGACTGCAGAATTTAATGCGGCATTGAGTGATGGAGATTTTACAACCCTTGACGGATCAGAAATTTTAACTAATAAAACTATCAATGGTTCTAATAACACTATTACAAATTTACCAAATTCAGCGTTAACTAATCCTGCGATAACATTTACAGATGGTTCAACTTCTACAGATATTAATTTAGGTGGTACAGTAGCATTTTCAGGAACATCTAATGCTGTTGAGATTAATGAAAGTTCAGGAACATTAACTTTTAGTTTATCATCTTCTATTTCTACAGTTACAAATATAACATCATTAACATCATTAGGCGCAGAAACAATATCAAATGCATCTGGTAATTTAAACATTGATTCCTTTACCAATATAACAGAATTTTTAGGAAATGGAAGTGGAAGTGTAGGTGCAATAAAATTAAATTGTGAACAAAATACTCACGGTCAAACAATAGTACCACAGCCACACGTAGAAGGAGTAACTAACACTTTAACTTTACCTGCTGGGGGAAACCAAGAATTAGTTGGAACAACTGATACCCAAGAGTTAACAAATAAAACAATCAATCTTTCACAAAATACTTTAATCGGTATTGGTAACGAAGTATATAATGTTTTTAGTGATGGAACAGTTGCTCCAGGTACTACCATTGCTGATGGAAATCCATTATTAGAAAGTGATGGAACAACAACATTGTTACTTTCTATAATTGTTTCAAATGGATTTTCAAAAGTAAAAGTAGAATGGGATGGTACTGCTTATGATAATGTAAGCACTTCTTCTGAAGCACCAATTACACTTCAAAGAAAAGTCAATAGTGGTTCGTTTGTAGATGTTAGAATGTTTACAGTACCCGCAAACGATGCAAGTCTATTTGGTAGACATTTTATGACGATTGATAGTCACGGAGCGTCAATGGGTGATACTGTACAATATAGATTAATAAATTCAAGTAGTGCAAATAGTTATGGTGGTAATGGATTACGACAATACTTTGGTGTTGCAGGAGATACTTTTACTGCGAGAGAAGTATAATTATGATAGAATATTCATTAAAAACCATTATAAATATGATTAGAGGAACTAACAAATTATGCCAGCAATAGTAACAAATAAATTTAGAATCCACAACTCAGAACAGTTTACGGAATCTTTTTCAGAATCATCACCAAATATCTATTATATGGGTATTGGAAGACCACAAGCCTTTGGTACTTTAACTAGAGGAGATGGAAGAACAACAAACGAGGGAAGTGATACAACTCCATTGACACCTGTTGACTCAATACAAGATGAGTATTATTATTTTGATGATATGTTGGCAGCAAAAAGAATTACTAGTTCAGATATTTCATATGTAATTCCAAGAAGAAACTGGACTGCTGGAACAGTTTATGATTACTACAGACACGATTATGGTAATAGAATTACAGGAACAACTACAACACAAACAGGTGATAGTGGTGCAGCGTCATTATGGGACGCAACATTTTATGTTTTAACTTCAACATATCAAGTATTTAAATGTTTAGATAATAATGGTGGTGCTGCAGTAACTTCTGGTAATGAACCATCTGTTGCTGAAGGTACTACTACAATTCTAACAACTGGAGATGGATATAAGTGGAAATATATGTACACATTAACAGCTGCTCAACAAACAAATTTCTTATCTACTGACTTTATGCCAGTATCAACTAATACAACTATTTCAAATGCTGCTGTTGATGGTGGAATTGATATAGTAAAAGTTAAAACAGGTGGATCAAGTTTTTCATCTACTGGTTCTACAATCACTGGAATACCAATAAGAGGTGATGGTTCTGGCGGTGAAGTAACGGTAACACTTACAGGTGATGCAATATCTTCTGTAACTGTAACATCTGTAGGTTCAGGTTATACATTTGGTTATATTACAGATAGTGATATAAACGCTGGTACAAATTCAAATGGTACAGGTTCAGGTTCAGAGTTAGATGTAATCATACCACCAAGAAATATTACTGCTGCTGGTTCTGCGTATGGCGGACACGGTGCAGATGCAATAAAAGAATTGGGTGGTTTTTATGTAATGTTAAATACTAACTTTGAAGCAAGTGAAGCAGCAAACTCGGGTGACTTTACAACTGCAAATGATTTTAGACGAGTATTTTTAATGAGAGATCCTATATCAGGCGGATCTGCTGCATCAACAAATACATTAAGAGGTACAAAAGCCGTACTAGTAACATCACCATCTGGTGACTTTACAGTTGATGAAGAAATCAATCAAGCGACAACTGGCGCTGTAGGTAAAGTAGTAGAGTGGGATAGTTCAAACAACATACTTTATTACATTCAAACTAGATTTAATGATGAGGGTATTGACAGTAATGGTGATTTAACAGCATTTTCTGGTACTAATACCATCACAGGACAAAGTTCAGGTGTTACTGCAACACCATCAAGTTCATCAACTACTGTAGATAATATTTCTTTTACTAGTGGTTATGCAGCTTCTGAAATTGACTCAAATACTGGTGATGTAATTTATGTTGAAAATAGATCACCAATAACAAGAGCTTCAGATCAAACTGAGAACGTTAAATTAATAATTGAATTTTAGAGGGAAATAAATGCCAAGTCCAACAGACTTTAACCTCTCGCCTTACTATGATGACTTTAGCGAAAGTAAGAAGTTTCATAGAATACTTTTTAGACCAGCATTTGCTGTTCAGGCAAGAGAATTAACACAGTCACAAACACAATTACAAAACCAAATCGAAAGAGTATCTGATCATATTTTCGATAAAGGTGCAATGGTTATTCCAGGTGAAATTGGTTATGACTTGGATTATTACGCAGTAAAGTTATCTAGTATTTCTTCAACAAATACACTTTCTCAATTTACAGTTGGTACAGTTTTAACAGGTGGCACTTCAGGTGTAACTGCTGAAATAATTAATTCAGTGGCGACAGATGGTACTGATCCTGATACTTTATATGTAAAATATAGAGATAGTGGTACTTCAAAAACAGCAACATCTTTTTCTGATGGTGAAACATTAACAGGTACAAATGGTGATAGTGTTTCTTTATCTTGTGTAGTAGATACAACTGCTACAGGTTGTGCGGCAGAAGTACAAGAAGGTGTTTATTACATCAATGGTTTTCACGTACAAGTAACTAATCAAACTTTAATACTTGACAAATATACAAACACTCCAAGTTATAGAGTTGGTTTGACAGTTACAGAATCTTTTGTAACTCCTAATGATGACACAAGTTTAAATGATAATGCCGCTGGTTCATCAAACGCTAACGCACCAGGTGCACATAGATTTAAAATAGATTTAACATTAGCGAAAAAAACATTAACATCAACAGAAGATTCAAACTTTGTTGAATTATTAAGATTATCAAATGGTATATTACAAAATAGAGTTAGAACAACAGAATATGCAGTATTAGAAGAAACATTTGCTAGAAGAACATATGACGAATCAGGTGATTACACAGTTAGACCTTTTGACATTGATGTTAGAGAGCATTTAAAAGATGTTACAAGTTCTGATACTGATGTTGTAAGAGGTATTTACACTACGGCTAATGGTGGTGATACAACTAAACTTGCAATTGGTATGTCACCAGGTAAAGCATATGTAAAAGGTTATGAAATAGAAAAATTAGCAACTACATATGTAGAGATAGATAAAGCTAGAGATTTCGATACTCAAAATGCTTTTCAAACTAGATTTGATGTAGGTAACTATGTAAATGTTACAAACATATATGGTCAACCAGACACGACATTTGTATCTGGTGAAACAGAAGCATTTAAAAGAGTTAACTTATATAAAGAAGCATCAAGTTCTCGTGGTACAGAAAATGTAAGTTCTGAATCAAGTATTAATACAATTGGTAGAGCAAAAAGTAGAGGATTTGAGTATATATCAGGAACTGCATCATCAAACATATTCGCAAGTTCAAGTTTAACAAGTTCAGTTTATAGACATTACTTGTTTGACATTAATATGTTTACACACTTGAACATTACTACAAACCAATCTTTTACAACTGGTGAACAAATTACAGGTGGTACTTCAGGTGCGACTGGTACAGTTGAAAGTATATCAACTACAGAAAATCAAACAATTAATTCTTGTACATCAGCAAGTCCTGGTGTAGCAACAGTTTCTGCTGGACATAATTTTAAAGAAGGTCAACAAATTACTTTTGCTGGTACTTTTCAAGTTGATAGTGCCGCAGTTTCTTCAGCAGTTTATACTGTAAGAAATCCAGATGCAACTACTTTTGAATTGTATAGTTCAGATGGTACAACTCCAATAAATGTAACTTCATTTACATCAGCAACAGCAACACACGGTGTTGTAATCTTATCAAGTGTAAATGGTGACTTTAATACAGGTGAAACAATCACTGGTGGTACATCATCAAACACTGCTACAATACAATCAGATGCTGTAGGATTTAAAGGTGTTAGAGGTTTTGATTTTCCAAGTATTAAACATATTGGTATGGCAGGTTCGCCTACATACACAGCAGATACATCACTTGACGCAACTTATGGTTCACAGTTTACTTTAACAGGTACACTTGATATTGGATCTGGTAGTGCTTCAGTTACAGGTATTAATACAAGATTTACAGAAGAATTAGAGATAGGTGATTCTATTTCATTTACAAATGATAGTGGTAATACAGAAACTAAAATTGTTGAAGCAATAATTTCAAATACAAGTTTAACTTTATCAAGTGTTGCTGCTGCAGCATCAACAAAAACTATTGCAACAAGAAGAAGAACAATTGTACAATCACCAGAAAAAAATGTTTCTATATTTAAATTACCTTATGAAAATATTAAAACTTTAAAAACGACTGTAAATGGTGGTTTAACTGATACTAGTTTTAGTGCTAGAAGACAAACAGTCATAAATTTATCAGGTGGTTCTGAAACAATTACTGCGGGAACAAATGAAATATTTCCTAGTTTAGATGAAGGTGATTACACTGTATCTGTAATGACAGGAAGTGGTAGTGCTGTAACAGGTGATGTATTAAGTTTATCTGGTAACAACCACGAGGGTAACCCAATCTTTACATTAGGAGGTTCGCCAACAGGAAAACAGTTAACTTTAGATTTTGGTTCTAATTACGGAAGTGCAAAACTAAAAGTAATGTTTACAGTCAATAAATCTAGTACAGCGGCTAACTCTAAAACAAAAACATTAAATGAAAATCAAACAACTGATGTAACAACATTAGCAGCAGTACAAAAACAAGGTGGTATTAATTTAGGTAGAGCTGACATTTATCAATTAAAATCAGTTTCAATGGCTACAAGTTTTGGCGCATATAGTGCATCAGGTGCCGTTGATATTACAGATAGATTTGAATTAGATAATGGACAAAGAGATAACTTCTATGATAATGGTAGAATAAAATTAAAAACAGGTGAGTTAACACCTACAGGTTCTTTAAGAATTACTTTTGATTACTTTACACACGGCGCAGGGGATTACTTTGATGTAGATAGTTATTCAGGTGCTGTTGACTATGAAAATATACCTAGTTATACATCTGATACAACTGGTGAAGTATATCAGTTGAGAGATAGTTTAGATTTTAGACCAAGAGTTGGTACATCATCTACTATTAATTCAGGTGACCAAGATAGAAAATTTCAAACAGTAGATACATCATTAGATACAGAAGCATCAACAGTTAATGTTATCAAATTTGAATCAAATGTATTAACAGACCACGAATACTACTTACAAAGAGTAGATAAAATCTTTTTAGATAAAGAAGGTAATTTTAAAGTATTAAAAGGTGCAAGTGCTTTAACACCTGATATTCCAGGTTCTTTAGATAATGCAATGCATTTATATACTTTGTTTATTCCTGCATATACGTTAGATATTGCTAACGTTGGTATTGAAGCAGTTGATAATCGAAGATATACTATGAGAGATATTGGTCGATTAGAAAAAAGAATTGAAAATGTTGAATACTATACTCAACTTTCTTTACTAGAAGCATCTGCTCAATCTTTACAAATACAAGACGCAGAAGGATTTGATAGATTTAAAAACGGATTTATCGTAGATAACTTTGCTGGTCACGGAATAGGTGACGCTGGTAATTTAGATTACAAAGTATCTATGGATTATGCAAAAGGTGAAATGCGACCTACATTCCACGAAGATGCAATTCAATTAATTGAAAGAGATGATGACGGTACTGCAATTGTAGATGCAGATAGAACAGCAGCAAACTATCAAAAAACAGGTGATCTAATTACCTTACCATACACAGAAGAAACTTTAATAGATCAACCTTATGCAAGTAAAACTGTAAATGTTAACCCATTTGGTATCTTTACTTGGATTGGTTCAATCGCTTTAACTCCAACAAATGATGAATGGAAAGAAACTGAAAGAGCGCCAGAATTAGTAATCAATAATGATGATGGTTCTTGGGATACTTTAGTTAAACAATCAGGTAATCCAAATCTACAATCAGTAGAATTAGGAACAGTTTGGAATGAATGGCAAAACCACTGGACTGGTGTATCAACTTCAAATAGTACAGAAAGATGGAGAAGAAGACAAGGCCACGGTTGGGGTGTAATGCAACGTGATATTCAAACGACTACACGTACAGGTACAAGAACAAGAACAGGTATTAGACAAGTATTAGTTCCTAAAACAGTTACACAAAATATTGGTGATAGAATCATATCAGTTGCGTTTGTTCCATTTATTAGAAGTAGAACAATCTCATTTAGTGCAACAAGATTAAAACCAAATACAAGAGTTTATCCTTTCTTTGATAATGACGATATATCAACATACATAACACCAACGGGAGGTAACGCTGGAGATCCTATTTTAACAGATTCAAACGGTGCTGTTTCAGGTACTTTCGCAATTCCTGATCCAAAAGTTAACGCAAACCCTAGATGGAGAACAGGTCAAAGAGTATTCAGATTAACAAGTTCATCTACAAATGATTTAACTTCAGCGCCAGATACAGCGGCAAACGCTGAATACATCGCAAGAGGTATTATTGAAACAGTACAAAATACAATTATCTCAACAAGAACAGCGGGTGTTGAATTTAGAGCAACTAACGAAACAGAATCAGTTACACAAACAAGTGTGCAAAGAGGTGCTTCTCGTCAAGTTGGTTACCACGACCCATTGGCAGAAACATTTATGATAGATGATGAGGGTGGTGTATTCTTAACTTCAATAGATGTTTACTTTAGTTCAAAAGATGCAAATGTTCCAGTAACTTTACAAGTTAGAAATACTGTTAATGGTTACCCAGGACAACAAATATTACCATTCGCTGAAAAAACTTTAAATCCTAGTGAAGTAAGTACAAGTACAGATGGTACAACTGCAACAACATTTACTTTTGATAGTCCGGTTTATGTACAAGAAAACACAGAATACGCTTTTGTCTTAATGGCAAACTCAACTGATTACAATGTATATGTAGCAAGATTAGGTGAAACTGCTTTAGATTCAGATAGAACAATCTCACAACAACCATATGCTGGGGTATTCTTTAAATCACAAAATGGTGTAACTTGGACAGCAGATCAAAACGAAGATATTAAATTTAAAATTAAAAGAGCTGAATTTAGTAATGTTACAGGTACAGTTACATTAACAAATGACACATTACCAAGTAGAACATTAGCAACAAATCCAATTAGAACAGCAAATGATAGTACAGGTATTTTAACTATCTCACACCCTAATCACGGAATGCACGGTACTTCAAACAATGTCACAATCGCTGGAGTTCCATCAGGTACTTACAATGGAATATCTGCAGATCAAATTAATGGTACTTATTCTGCGATTGGAAATGTAACTTTAGATAGCTACACTTTAGACCCAGCAAATAATACAGATTATAGTGGTTCAATTGCTGTCGCAACAGATGCTGGTGATATAGGTGGTTCTGCAGTAACAGCAACACAAAATAGAAAATTTGATGTATTAAACTTGGCAGGTATTCAAACAATGCAATTACCTGGAACAGACATTAATTATTATATAAGACCTACAACAGGTAGATCAGTTCACGGTTCTGAATCAGAATTTAGTTTGACATCAAATGCAAACAAACTATCAGTTGTAAATAACGATAACATTTACTTTACAGCACCAAACGCTGTAATGAGTGGTATCAATGAAACAAATGAAATGTCAGGTAATAAATCTTTCTGGACAATATTAGAGTTTTCAACTACAAATACTAAATTGTCACCAGTATTAGATACTCAACGAATGAGTGCATTTGTAATTTCAAATAGATTGAATAATCCTACAGTAAGTAATACACCAAATTATGTTGCAGATACAGCAAATGTAGGAACATCTACAGCAGCAGTTTATTTAACTAAATCAATTAATTTAGAAAATTCATCAACAGCGTTAGATATAAGATTATCTCAAAACGTTAGATCAAGTTCAAATGTAAAAGTTTACTTTAGAGTATCTGGTCCTGATGAAGTTAGAAATATAGAAGATTTAAATTGGGTACCATTTAATGGTGACGGAAGTGAAGATACAACAGTTACTCCTGCGGAAGATGATACAACATTTAAAGAGTACAAATATTCAGCAAGTGATATACACGATTTTACAAGTTTTCAAATTAAGATTGTATTAACAGGATCAGTTTCATCATATCCACCTATTGTAAAAGATATGAGAGCAATCGCATTGGCGGTATAAGATGGCAAGATTAAAAGTAAAGGGATATGAAAGTTTAATTAGAGATACAAGATCAAATGGTATTGTCAATACAAATACAACTGAATATTCAATTTATATGAGTAGAGTGAGAGCGAGAGAGAAACAAGGTGATGATATAAGAAGCGCCGTTAAAGAAATAAATAATTTAAAGGCAGAATTAAGAGAAATAAAAGATTTATTAAAGGGAGTTGTAAGTAAATAAAATGGCCGCTAGAACAGTATTAACGACAGATACATTAGAAACGTTTAGAACAACGTTTAATAGTCTATCTAGTACAGATATAGGTGATGTAGCGACACTTACAACGACATCTACAGAAATTGTGGGCGCTATCAATGAATTAGATACTGCTGTATCATCAGGTATTACAATAGGGTCTACAAGTATTAGTTTAGGGGGCACAGCGTCTTCTATAACAGGTTTAACAAGTTTTGACGCAACAACTATAACGGAAAACGGTGTAAGAGTTGCCACACAACCTTTTGCAATTGCTCAAGCAATCGCCTTAGGATAATTATAAATAGTATAAATAATAGTAAGGAATAACAATGGCTAACGATTTTAAAAGATTTACAGAACCTAGTGTTAATACATCGGCAGGAGCTTCAGCAACATCAGTTTATGAAGTACCATCAACAGGTGGTGCTGCGATGGAATCAATCGTTATTGGTATCACACTGTCAAACAAATCTACTTCAAGCGTAACAGCAAGTGTCTTTTTAGATAACTATGATGGAGTAAATGACGTATATATCGTAAAAGATGCTACTATACCTGTAGGATCTTCTTTAGAAGTTATGTCAGGTAACAAAATTGTTTTACAAGGCGATGGTACTACAAACGATGCGATTAAAGTATCAGCAAGTTCATCTAATGCACTTGATGCAACAGTATCTGTATTAGAAGACGTATAATTATAGAGAGAGAATATAAATGGCATATTTAGGAGAAGGACCTATACCGATTAACAGAGGGTTAACCAGAAAAGATAGTTTTACTGGTGACGGATCAACAACTACTTTTGATTTAACTGTTCCAATACCTAATGTTACAGAAAATGATATTGAGGTTTTTGTAGATAATGTTAGACAAGAACCTGGTTCTAGTAAAGCATATACTTTAGGTTTAGATGGTTCTAATAACTTTAATAGAGTTACTTTTACAGTAGCACCTACAAGTAGTGCAGCCATTTATGTATTAAGTGGTTCAGGTAGAACAACCTTACTAACTGTACCAGATGGTTCAGTAACTTCAGCAAAAATCGCAACAGGAGCAGTTACTTCTGTTAAATTAAGTGACGCAATAGTTACTACAGCAAAATTAGTAGATTCTTCAGTAACTTCAGCAAAAATTGCTGATGGTACTATCGTTACAGATGATATAGCAAATTCAGCAATAACAGGAGATAAAGTTAATTCAACATTTGATATATCTACAAAAACTGTAACACTTCCAAGTACATTTACAACAAATGCTGGAAGTCAAACACTTACAAATAAAATTATTGATGGTTCTTTTAATACTATATCTAATTTAGATAACTCAACATTAACAAACAGTACCATCACAATTAACGGAACATCAGTATCATTAGGTGGTTCAGTTACAGCGGGAACAGATTGGCTGTCAGTTGTAACTGCAGATGGTTCAACAACTACAACTGCAGTCGCTGGTAAAGGGTACTTTATAGATACTACAAGCGCTGTTCACACAATTAACTTACCTGGTTCAGCAACATTAGGTGATGAAATATCAATCATTGATTATTCAGGAACAGCAGATACAAATAACATTACTGTCGGTAGAAACGGTCATAATATTCAAGGTGCCGCGGCAGATTTAACAATTTCAACTGAGCGTGCAGCATTAACATTAGTTTATTCTGGTGCTACACAAGGTTGGTTATTAAAGGATAGATAATAATGGCTACATATTCAAGTATAAAATATAATACAGATGTAAACGATTTGGTTTTATTAAGTTCAACAACACCATCTCCTGCTAATAAATTTGTAATTGATGGATTTTTTACTGCAGATTATGATGTGTATAAAATTTTTGGTATTGGAATGTCAGGTTCATCTATGTCTAATACAAGACTTTCATACGAAATGAATGTAAGTGGTTCTGGTGTAACAGGATATGTTTTTTCAACAGTAAATAATTCAGGAACAACATTATCAGTTTGGGCAGACAATACCAATGCTTCTTTTATGGATGCTGGTTATCTTCATAGTTCTACTGGAAGTACTGCACAAGGAAATTTAGAAATGACAATACATAGACCATTAAGTACTGACCAAACTACTATTATAACTCAAATGACATCTTGGGATAATGGATCAGTATTTGGTAGATATTTTGGTTCTTGTGCTGATAAAACAGCAAGAGCAATATCAGGTATTACATTGGGAGTTGGTGCAATGGGAACTGGTAATATCGAAGCTGATAGAATTTTAGTTTATGGATTAAAACATTAAGGATAAAATATGAAAAAAATAAAAATTACACCTGATGGAATTGTAGAAGAAAATTTAACAGCAGAAGAAATAACTGCGGCTCAAACGCAAGACAATAGTGCGTTTGATTATGCTTTAGAAAATTTAAGATTAAAAAGAAACGATTTATTAAAAAAATGTGATTGGGTTATGATGAGTGATTCACCTATAGCTGACAAGACTACTTGGGAAACATATAGAACACAATTGAGAAATATTACAAATGGTTTAACAACTGTTGAAGATGTAAATGGCGTTACATTTCCATCTGAACCGAATTAATGAGTATTAAATAGGAGTATAAATAAAAGTATATGGCGTACATAGCAAGACAACCTGCATACGGAAACTTTGAAAAACAAGTTCTTACTCCAGATGGAAGTACAACTACTTTCAACTTAAACTTTACTATTGGTAACTCTACTTCTATTTTAGTATCTGTATCAAATGTAATACAAGAACCTGAAACTGCTTACTACTTACAAAATGGTGGTACTCAA